TGCCTTTTCTCCACTCAGCTTTTCTTTCTGCCGTTCCAGTGCGGAAAAACAAACCATCGCTTTGCGTTCCCACTCGTGCAGGATTTCCAGTACATGCTCTGCCTGTTTTATCTGCGCTGTCAGCGCGTTTCGGACAATTTCTTCCAGTAGTTCCTCGGAAATCGGGATTCACTTGCAGGGGCTGTCCACCGCTGTCGCTGAGAATCTGCATTTAAACGAGGGGCCAAGTTTCTTGAGAACACGATATTTCATCAGTTTCTGGCAATAGCCTCAGTAGACTTTGCCTTTCAAGGGATACTGGTGTTTTGTGTAGTTCCCGGCCTGATGATTTCCATGCTGCAGCATAATGACCTTTTGTGCCTGTTCAAATTCTTCCGGGGTCACAATGGCGGCATGGCTGTCTTCAATTCGTACCTGCTGTTCCAGGGGAGCACGAAGGACCCGATGTTTACAGGGAACAGGCATAATGAATTTTGCGCCTACGTAGGTTCCCTTATATTTCTCATTTTTTAGTACATGGTAAACCGTTCCGCTTGTCCAATGGCTGCGCTGCAAGTCCCATGCTTTCTGCTCGCTGTACACATGGTTTTCTGCCACATGATACGCTGCCGGAGTTGGGATTTGCTTTTCGTTCAGGATTTTTGCGATGGTCCCCGTCCTGTTGCCCTGCAATGCCAGTTCAAAGATCAGGCGCACATACTGGCTGGCTACCGAGTCGAGGATCAGCTTATGGCAGTCGTTCGGGTCTGGCAGGAATCCGAACGGGCGGTATCCTCCGAGATACATTCCTTTCTTCTGCATCACATGGTCGGCTGCTGCGATTTTAGCGGAAAGGTCCCGGCTGTAAGATGCGTTGATGATGTTCTTGATGGCCACTTCCAGCCCTCGCACGTCGTTCCCGGCCTGCGTTCCACTGTCATACCCATCGTTGACAGAAATGAATCGAACGCCCAGCAGCGGGAAGATGCGCTCCATATAATCGCCTGCTTCGATATAGTCACGGGCAAACCGTGAAAAGTCCTTTACGATGATTGTTTTCACCTTTCCGTCCTGCGCGTCCTCAATCAGCCGCTGAAACGCCGGGCGGCTTGTGGATGTGCCGGAATAGCCATCGTCCACATACTCCTGACGTGGCTCTGCAGCCAGTTCCGGGCGAGCCATGATGTACCCTTCTACCAGTCCGCGCTGGCCCTGAATGCTGTTGCTCTCGGCCTTATCTGTTCCCACATCCTCGTCCGCAAGGGAAAGTCGATAATAGGTTCCAATCATCTGTTGCTCACTGCCTTTCAAACGGATAAATCAATTCATCCTTTACGATTTCCGCTGCACGATTTTTCAGATTGCTCATGCGGCGTACCCACTCCATCTGATTTTCTTCTTTCAGTTTTTCCGAAATGCCCTCCCGCTGGCTCATCTGCTCGATCAAAACCTCGTATCGTTCCGCTGCCTGCTCTTCCACGTCTGCCAAAACAGCGTCCAGCTTTCCACTCAGCAGCAGGCTCTGATAATAGGCTGGTTTTCGCAGTTTCAGGTACGCCTTGTGCAGCATCCCCCAGCGGCCAATCGGACGAGTCCGTGGCAGTTTCAAGGCTGGCAGGTAATAATCGCCAACCAAAGCATATTCCATCCCAGTCCGGGCATCGTAGATTTTCTCTTTCATTTCTTTCATTGCTTTGTTCTCCTTTTTCATCACAATAAAAATTCTGTATAAGTGATTTTTCTGCGGTCCACTTCAATTTTCTTTACATACTGCTGCAGATCGTCTGCCGTTAAAAGAATCTCTGTGTTTCCTGCGATCTGCTTTTTCTGCTGCAATTCTTCTTGAACAACGGCCAGTTCTTTCTCTTTTTCAACTTTCGTCTGTCTGAATGCCTCAATTTCATTTTCCACTCCATGCTTCAGTTCCAGAAATTTCTCTTTTGAAAGTTTTCCGAGAACATACTGCTCGTAACCGCTGCGCTTCTGTGATTCCAGTCGAACGATGTTGCCCGACGCCTGTTCAATTTCACGTTTTGTAGTTATTTCTTTTGATTGGAGTTTGCTTTTTCCAGAACTTTTCCGTACCAGTTTCTGCAAATCCCGGCGTTCTTCTAACCGCTGGTGCAGTTCCTTATGGATGTCGTTCCAGAGTTTTTTCTCTGAAATGGAAACATGGCAGAATTTACAGTAAAAATACAGCGAACCATCACTTTGCCAATGGCAAAACAGCTTTTCTCCGCACTCCTTGCAAAATATTCTGCCTTTGAAAATGTTCGGATTGTTCTCTCTGCGCTGTCTGCACCACTTTTTCCGCTCCTCCCTGACCGCTTCCTCGGCTTCCCTCAACGCGGAAACTTCATCAAACAGTTCCCAACTGATAATCGCCGGATGGCTGTCCGGCACCATACGCCAGTCTTCCCGTGGATTTTCTCCGACCTTCCGATACGTTTCATCGTAGGCAATGCGGTTATACACCATGGTCCCCGTATAAACCGGATTTTCCAGAACCTTTGTCACAAAAGTCGGCTGCCATGCAGGGTCCTTTACTCGTGAAGTATTTCTCATATAACCCAACTGACAACGGCGCGTAAAGGGTGTTGGAATTCCCTGTGCGGACAGCTTCTTTGCAATCTCGTACTCTTTCATGCCGGATTTTTTCCAGAGGAAAATCTGCATCACCACATCGCTGACTTCCTCATCCAGAATCAAATGATTCTTCTGATCTTTTTTATAGCCGAATGGAACAGGGGTATAGATTTCTCCCCGTGCTTTTTTGGAACGAAAGCACGACTGGATTTTCTGGGACAGGTCTTTTGAGTACATCTCATTGATCATGCTCTTGATTGGCACCAGCATCCCATCCCGGCTCTGGCTGTTCAGGCTGTCATAATTATCGTTGATGGCGATAAATCTTACGCCGAACAGCGGAAAGATTTGCTCCAGATACTGGCCTGTTTCCACGAAATTGCGGCCCAAACGCGAGAAGTCCTTTACCACGATGCAGTCGATTTTCCGCTCCTGCAGGGCTTTCAGCAACCGCTCAAATTCCGGGCGGTCAAAATTTGTTCCCGTGCAGCGTTTGTCCGCAAACACATCCAGCAGCATCAGGTCATCCCGGTGGTTGATATACTCCTTGATGTAAGAAATCTGCCCTTCCAGCGATTCTGTATCCCGAAGTACATCGTCAAAATCGGACAGTCGTGCGTAAATTGCAGTTTTCCAGATACGGTGTGGTGCGTTCTCGGCTTCTCGCTGCGCCGCACTTACTTTCTTGCTTACTCTTGCCATAAGTCAGCTTCCCCCTTTCATGCAGATGCTTCATGCTGCCCCATCTGCTTTTGATGCAGTTCTTCCAGCAGGTCAGAAATTTCATCATGGAATCGGAACGTGATTTCCACCCGGTTGCCTTCATACACCTCGATTTTCTCAATCAGTTCGACAACCATCGGACGAGTGATCTCTTCCAGTTTCCGATACTTGCGGTACACGTCCAGAAACGGATAAGCATTTGGAGCAGTCTGCAGATTTTGCTGTTCCGCTTCCAGTTCTGTGATTTTGCGGTCATACTCTTCGATTCGCTTACTGTACAGTTCGTTGTAGTTCAGAAAATCTTCCCGTGTGAGGATTTCGTCTGCATAGTCCCCGTACAGTTTTTCCTTAATGCCCTGTGTATGGGCCTTTTCTGCGGTCAGTTGCCGAATCTGCTGCTCAATGCGCCGCACACGGTATGGCTCCTGACCAGCCTGCCGGATGCTTTCTACAAACTCAGCTTCCTCCATCACGATCTGGATCTGCATCTGGAGCGCGTTCCGCACGATGTTATAGAGTTTTTCATCCCGCAGGTTATGGCTCGTGCAACTCTCTTTGTTCTGCTTGCTGCCGGAGCATTGATAATAGATATACCGCTTTCCCTTATAGCTGGCCGACCTGCGCACCAGCCGACTTCCGCAGTCCCCGCAGTAGAGAAAGCCCGCAAACAGGGCCACTGTTTCGGCATCGTTCGGCCTGCGGGTTTCGGTTTCCAGAATCCGCTGCACCAGTTCAAACTGCTCTGCCGGAACGATTGCTTCATGGGTGTTGTCCACGATTACCCAATCCCGCATCGGCACGTTCATTTTCTTTTTGGAGCGATAATCCAGTCGCCGGGTCTTTCCCTGTACCAGTTTCCCGGTATAGACCTCATTGTGTAGGATGCGGTCCACTGCCTTGGCAGACCACGGCGGCTCATCGCTCTTGCGGAAGTGCAGGCTCAGCTTTGCACCGCTCTGCAGCTTTCGTGTCGCAGGAGATGGTGCTTTCTCCACATTCAAACGGTCTGCGATGCCCTGATTGCTCATGCCGCTGATTTTCCAGCGAAAAATGTTCTGCACCATTTCTGCTGCCGGTTCGTCCACAAGCAGCTTCGTATGATTGCTAGGGTTCTTCCGGTATCCATACACTGCAAAGCTCCCCACAAAATCGCCGCGTTTGCGCTTGACCGCAAGCTGGCTCTTGATTTTGACGGAAATATCCCGGCAGTAGGCATCGTTGAGCAGATTCCGCATCGGGACCATGATGGAATCACTGTTTTTCCACGCGGATTGACTGTCATAATTGTCTGTCACTGCAATCAGCCGGACCCGCATGACCGGGAAAATCCGTTCCAGATAGCGTCCCACTTCAATGTAATTTCGCCCGAATCGGGATAAATCTTTGACCAGAATGCAGTTGACGGTCCCTTGTTCCAGTTCCTTGAACAGGTTTTGGAACGCAGGCCGCTCAAAGTTCGAGCCGGAGTAGCCATCGTCCACAAACTCATCCACAATGCACAGTTCCGGGTGGTCTGCGGCATAGGATTCCAGCAGAGTGCGCTGGTTTGCAATGCTGTCGCTCTCTGTCTTATCACCATCCTCACGAGATAAACGTAAATACAGTGCTGTACGATAACGAGTTGAATTTTGCTGCGGTTTCTTCTGTAAATTTATATCAGGGTATAACAAAAGCCTTCCACCTCCTTAACGAATCGGCAATACTGTTCGTCAGAGAAGCGAAAGGCTCCACATTTTTCTATGTAGAACAAGCCCACCGAGCAGACTTTGCTCAGCTGGCACATTCCTATTTTCTTACCCACAAACAGCTTACCAGAATCTTCATCCTTTGTCCATTGCTTTATCGCATTAAAGTGTAAAATTTTTCTGTGCGATTTTTCAGCAGCTTGCCGAAATATCCTCTGCCTTTTCAGCTGGCAGACTGAAAGCATCTGCCAATGCACTCAGACAGTGTGCTGCTCCCTCTCGGTGCAAAATTCAGCTTCACAATGATTCCGTTGTCCAGATAGCAATAAGGATTTCGGACCTTATCCAGCAGATTTTTCAGCCTTTCCTCCTGCGGC